AGGAATACCATCCGCTTCAAAAGATATATCTGCTGCCATAACTTCTCCTACAGAACTTGTCATTGCAAAAGAAGTAATAATAGCTTTCATATCTATATAATGTTTATCATCTACCTGTAATCTAAATTTTACTTTTGGTCTTTCTGTACTTTGAGGAGTATTACCTGACCTTGGCATTATTTTATCTAATATAAAAGTTGATAAACGACCTGAGTTATGTCCAGAACTTGTAGATTCTGCGTAATAATAAATACTTGCAGATCCAGTTGTGCTTGTCATTCCAGGAATTATTGTTCTATCAAAATCACTTAACGATACAGTTTCTAAAACAGATGTATTAATAGTAAAAGACCAAGACCGAACTTTTACAACTTCGTCCGCAGACCCGATAGTACCAGTTGCATCATCTACAAATAACTGACCATCTTGGCCTGAATAAAACTTAGACATCGTTTTAGTTTAATTTTAAATACATTCTAATCCCCATCGAGGCAGGCGACAAATTTACATTGCACATTTGATCTGTTTGGTCTGACACTCGTAACTGTTGGAGGACCATCAAATCTATATCTTAACAGAAGTTTTCCAAAACCATCACTCGCTCTGACTTTATCAAATAAAACACTGTTTGTTGTATCAGGAAGAGTAATACCTGCTAGTGCATCACCACCATGAAATTCAAGGTAATCATAAGCAGAATTAACTTCTTCATATTTATTTAATATTAAATTAACTTCTTCATCTGTAATATTTGTAAATCCTAAAGTTAATTTTGCATCTACTTGTTTATTACCGTATCTAATAACAGTTTTTGCACCATTTTGCGCAACAAATTCAGTTTGTGGATACCTTCCAGCAGTAAAAGTTCTAGAAGAAGGTTTAACAGGTGGAAAAAATCTGCTAGTCGCCATTACATCCCTGTAAAATCAGAATCATCATAATTTATTGTAGCAAGAGTTCCATCAGATAAAAGAGGTGCATGACTTGCTGATACTTCTATAAAACCTTCATCTGTATATGTAATCGATTCAACTTTATATAATCTATTAGATTCGCTTGTTTGTTTTACAGTAAAAACGGCTCCATGTAAATTAGAATCTGTTGTTGTACCATCAAAGATAACAGTAAGTTTTGCTTCTTTCACTTCTTGTGTTCCTGGCTTCCAATAATAAATAGGTGTATTATCTAAAGGACTATTACCAACACTTTGCACAAGTCCATCAGGAGAAATGACACCATTTTCAAATCTGCTGGTATGAGTAGCTTCTGAAATAAATCTTATATAATTACCAGGTTGTAATCCTAATGCAGCTTGTGGTGTAGTCTCAAATTTAATACCATGATCTACTTTATTTCTTATCATTAATGCGTGTTGTAAAAATTCAACAGCATGGCTTTCATTAGTACAAAAATCAGACATATCAAATACTTCTATTGGAAACTTTTCCTCTATAGTTTTATCATCAGTTGCAATAGTAAAAGTTTTTGATAATGTTTCAGAAAAACCATTTGGTATCTCTTTTCTAAAATAAACCGTTCCAATAAAATTCTGACGTTCTTCTGGTGATAAAAAACTAACTTTTAGATTTCTTGTATTTCCATCAGTAAATAAAGCTCGAACGTGTGGTTTTGATTTTTTCTTTATCGTAAAATTATCAGCATTATATGGAACAGAGGGAAATAGTGAAAATTTACCACCAAGAATCGTAAAATCTAATAAGTTAAATACTGCATTTTGATAGACAAATTCTCTTATATTTTGCTTATCAGTAATAACACCATCCCAATAAAACTGGTTCGCTTCACAGAATTTAGCAGCGATTGTCATTCTATCCTTGTCAACAGCACTGACACCAATTAAATCTGCCAATCCAAAGCGGTTTTCAGTTAACAAAGAATAAACAATCTCAGGAAATAAATTAGTCGGACCAATCTTATCTTCTACCAACCTTTGCACTAGGATTCCCTCTTTTATATAAGCAGAAAATTGTGAAAAACTATTCCATTCTTTTGAACTGTTAAGACGTAAGGCAACATTGGCAATACCAGCCTGATCAAAAGCATAGGGAATATCTCGACCTAAATTACTTTGTTCATTTACATAAACAATTTCATGTTCTGGGCCATCTTGATGACTACTACGTTCTGCGTCATATTGGTAATAATCTGCAATAGCATCAAAAGGATTTAAATTCTTACCTTCAGGCCAAGGTGGAGATACAAATTCACTGAAATCAGTGACAATATTGATATTATTTACACCTGGAAAATTACCGACAGCAGGTACTCCTATAAGGTCAGAATCTTTGTAACCACTACCTCTTTGATTTACTTCCCAAACAGCACCTGCATAGGAGTTATCCGATGGATTTAAATATACTTTTATGTCAACGGTAAGACCTGAACCACTACCATTGGTAACTGTTGAGATATTTGTATGAACAGTAGGAGGTACATCAGCTTCTTTCATTTCATATTTAATCATTCCATAATAATGACCATGGTTTCTGGATTTATTTCTTCTTCTGATTGTTTGAATAAAAGGTCCAACACCAAATCTAAAACCATCTCTATCTATATAAGGATGAACATAGGGATCTCCTATTGTAATACTGTCAGGATTACTTAATGGACTGTTTATTTCTCTATTTCTATTGCCTATATACTCCGACCAACGTGGATTAGGTTTATCATCCCATCTCCAGTCACTACCACTACTTTGAGTATTATATCTAATAACTGCTTCTCCTCTTAGACTTGCATCCATATTTGATGATCTTCTTTCTATTTCTACCCATCTTGTGGAACGTGGAATAAACCCATCTGCGGTTTTTAATATTCTATTAATCTTTCCACCATCAGTGTCTGTAGGTAAATCTCCTAAATACCATTCTGTATTTGAAACATCTCCGCTTCTTAAAGTTTCTTCAGATCCTTGAAAATATATTGAAAATAATTGATCTCTTGCTTTGCTGTCATAATTTAAAAGTTCTCCAGAAGAATTTAACATCCTTACTGGTCTTTGATCTACAAAAAATCTTTTAATTAAATTTCCAGGATAAGGCACAAATCTAAATTCAAATTCTTTTTTAGGAACGCAATAATGATTTATTCTTATGAAATTATATTGAGGTTGTGGTGAATTTCCTCTAATTCCAAAAGGTATACCCCCATCTATAAAATTCCAACTATCTTCAAGATCATCAATACCCGCTTCTCTTGCCTGTAATCTAAAAAAACTATACCTTGTAAGGTATTTGCTCATACCTCCAAGAGAAATACTACCATCATCATCGTTATATCTTTTAACAACTCCATCTGTTGTGTCGGCATCTACTGTATTCGTACCAACAGCACCAGGATGACTGTTGGCATTAGGGAAACTTGTCACCTGTTTAAATACTTTTGACTTCAATCCTATTTCTGTTACATCACAAGCCTTACTATTACTAATCGTTCCAAGAGCAACTTTTTGAATTGTTAACAATTCATATCCTTTATGAGCATGAAAAAACCCTGGTTGACCTCCTCTTACATCTATTAAACCCGCAGTGTCTATTTTAAAAAAACAAGTCTGGTAAGTTTTACTTGACCACATCGGACTGCTTTTATCTGTACAAACAGCTAAAGCTTCTCCAATTAAATAAGATTCACCAATTTGTATAGCATCATCAGCTTCTTCTCTTGAAGCATCTACAGCAGATTTAACATCTTCTACACCCCAAGGGTCAAAACTTGTACCGTATTGACTCTCAGTATCCATATCTCCAATAATGTAATCAATTCGTGCATTTTTTTCAGCATAAAAACTATCTCTATTAGTTTCGTCACCGTTATATCTATAAACAGCAGCATATCTTGGAAAACTGGTTCTAAGTTTTCTTCTCTTTGTATCGACATCTTTTTTATTTTGATCTTTTAAATTTTTTTGTTTTAAAACTAATTCATAAGGAACTCTATATCTCATAGAATTAGGTATTGGAGAATAATTACCAAAAATTGTCTGTGTATTAGGAGTCCTTGCACTACTTACAATAGTGTCTGTAGCTTCAGCATTCTGATCCCAGTCAACAGACATTATATCTTGAAAAGTACCGCCTCGTCTGTCTTTTTGTCTTTCTAAGGTTCCCTCTGGATACTTTTCTAATCCTTCTTTTGGTCTACCACCATGAGTCATTGCATATATTGCTAACTTTTTATTAAAATAATTTTTTAATAACAGGTCACCAATCGCAAAGCCTGCA